ACCAAGGAGTGTCAGCATCAATTGTCACAGGCTTACCTGACATCAAATTCTTAACAGTGATCTTGGGTGCCGTGTAGGTAGCACGGTCCACAATGTTCAGTTGGCTTTCGATCCAACCTGCTTTGCGGCACAAACGAGTTCTGGTAGCACGAGCGGCACCAAAAGTTTTGTAAGCACGGGTCTTGTTAGGACCATCTGTTACGATTAAACCAGTACCTTTAGCAACGATTACATAACTCATTTAGAACTCCTTTTTACTGTCTATGTGTATATTATACTGTGGATTGGACCTAAAGTCAACCAAAATTGTGTTGTATTTTTACAACGAATTTGTAACAGGGTGGAATTCAAAGCGATATCCCAGTGTTTTTGGATACAGTTGGTATTGCAGTTCACGCACCTCACGGCCCATTTCTGCTGCATCGCGATGTTGCCAAACTGAAGTTGAAACAATACGCTCACCTGATCGAGTGCGGCGGTCCACTTTGTAAATGTACATGGTGTGTGTCTGTTTCATAATAACTCCTTAAAGTGTATTGAGTGCTGGTTGCATGATTGCTGTCAGTTCACGCTCGCGAGCATGAGCCGCTGTCTTACCACGCACAACTTCTAACAGGTAAGGCGTAAAGCCTTCGCGACCATGTGTACGAAGTGCCGCACACAAGTTCCAGTCCTTGCTTTCAGTATTGGCTCGGCTCAAATGACGGTTAAAGCGACCACGCACTGAGCTGAGTGCAGAGCCATTTACAACTGTCAAACCAATGTAGCTTTCGCCAGTCGCTTCGCAGAACAGCTCGTATATCGCATGGTTACGATCGGTACGGCGCTTGCGCGGTGTTGGAGTGTTTTTGCAGTTCATGTTATTATTATAGCACTCTGGCCCACTTTGGTCAACCGTTTTTTGGCATTTTTGAGCCTATTTTTGGATTATTTTGAGCCTATTTTTGGGTTATTTTGTTGTAAAAATACAACAATATTATGTGGCTATAATACAACAGAATTAAACGATATTGTGTGGCTATAATACAACATGTCATAAATAATGTTATGCGATTTTATTCGCATTTTTAAAAGGAGCCTGTATTATGGCATCGAAATTAGTAATTTTAAAGCAAGTACGTCCAAGCATTGATGTACCATTTTTCACACAATCTGCTGAAGCAAAAGCCACAGTGGCCGCTGAAGAAATTGTAGTAGTAGCTGGCGAAAGAACAACTGGCCAAGGTTTAATCAAACTACGCACATTGTTTTTTCCATACGTGGCAGCATATGACGCATGGGTAGCATCATCGGCAATATCTGCCGTTCATGCCGCAAAAGCAACACATAATGCAGCACACAACATCGTCGAAACACAGCACGAAGTTGATATGCCAAAATATAATCCATTTGTTTAATTCTTAAGCTGGATTATAAACAAAAACGCCCTCCCGGGCGTTTTTTATTGAGCAATATTAAAGGTTAATCTTTTTAGCAAGCGATCTGATTCACCAGGTTCAAATGTAACAGGGTCTCTGCGGTGTACACTATTCCAGTTATCATATATCAACATATCACCATTGGTCCAGTGGTGTTTGTATAATGTATCTTTTTTGTTTTCGCATAAAGTATACACACCTTCCATGAAATCAGTAAATGGTTTGATTTCAGTGCCGTTCCTCGAAACATGGTGTATCCATGTTTTATCGGCTCCGTAGCAATTCATGCGTGGACTTAGTCGTCCCGAGTAAGGGTTTGTTTTAAAAAATGGGTAATCAACCATTTGTGTACCTGGCACATACATAAAGTGTTGGGTAACAGTAACATCATTATAAAATTGTTTTTCTTCTTCTGTAAACTGATCATAAGCAGCTTCTAGATTTAACCAGTAAGTATCACCACTGCCATTTTGTGTAGTTCTTACCATGTATAACGCACGTGCTGGAAAACTTTTTTCGCCAATGTGAGCCATGTCAGCATGGTATTTCATTTCGTTGTCTTTCCAAAAATTATTTTGAGTTTTAAAATAGCTGGTGGGAAAGTCAAGTCCTTCTTTGTTTAGTGTCGAATCAAATCGACCAGAGCCTTTTCGGTAATCATCAACTGTCCACAAGGTACCAAATTTTTTGCCAATTTGGTGGAACTCAGCATCTGTCAATGTTGGCGGCAGGCCTTTGATAATTAATAATCCTCTACCAACCAAACGATCTCTCCAGACCCGACTGTCTTCGGCAAGAAACTCTTCCAGTGTCACTGTATATTCTGTACACCATGAATCGTATATATCTTTAATAATCATAAATTGTAGTCTCCCGTATTATTTATCTACGCATTCTGGAGATAGCAACCGCTTCTTCGTCGCTGAACACAGGCACAGCATTTGACTTGTGCATGGTAGCTATACCTTTTACTTTGGTGCCAGTATACACATTAGGAGCTTTGAGAGTGGCGTTACCACCTGTATCTCGGCTGGGCAAACGTGGACCATATTCGCGCCCAGGGGGTGGGGTAAGTTTGGGTAACTTATTAAGATTTGTGGCTGTAACTTTCTTGCCACTAAAAGATTTATATTTGGCCCATTCTGCTTGCTTGTTGGCCCATTCTTGCGCTAACAATTCGGCCTGACGTTTGTGTTCAGCACTGGCCCATTTGCGTTTGGTCTTGTGTTTGCCGGTGGTGCTGAGCCATGGACCTTCTAAATGCATTGTCATAAATGAGCCTTAATTAAACTTGCAGTATAGCACACGTAGAAAAAATTGTCAAAGAAAAATGCTCACTTTCAAAACGCATTCCAGGGCACGACTCCTATACGTTTTGGCCCAGCAGCCGGGCAACCCTGAAGTAACGCAAGCGTTCCTAAGGTAGGGTATTCTTAATGTGGACTGTAAGGATTGCGCTTCCAGTCGTTGTCAGGATACCTGGTGTCTGGTTCTGGGTATACTGGATAGTTATTTGGATTTGGGGGTACGTCTTTATGCTGGTCCATATGGATTTTCACCTGTTAACTTTGGTTGAGCAAACCATAATTTAAACCAAGCGTCTGTACCTGGTTCAATGTTATTCTTTTTCATAAACTCGCCTTTTTCGCTGCCACCATGGGTCAGCGGGCTTTCGGCACCATCACCTTTGGCACCAGAATCAAGTCCTGCTAGTTTTTTAATTCTTTCTATATCTAAATGTTCACTGCTGTGTTCTGCTTCTTGTAAATCTGCCAATGCTTTTGGGTCAACATAAGCATCAGGTACGCTGGGATCATTGCCCTTGGCCATTGGATTAAAATCCTCGGCGGTGACACGATATTGTATCATTAATATTCGCCTTCGGCACCGTCGCTTTGTTCTCTAAGATCTTCTACCAAAGTACTTAGAGACTTTGACATACGACTTTCTACATATCCATAACCGCCAATTGCTGCCTTGATATGTGCCAATGTGTAGTGCTCCATTGAACGAAATTCACGTGGAAGTTCGGTGCGTATCAAATGCTCTATATCTTGCATTGCTGAACCTAATGCTCTAACAAGAGTTTCTAATTCGTCGGCAATTTCGCCAGCTTTTTCACTGGTAATATCATCATTAATTGATTCAGCAACCGGAGTGCCTGCTGCCGTGGAACTATTTGCTAATCCAGCTAGTTTTTTGATACGACTAACATCATATTCTTGCGTGACATTGATGCTGCCCTGACCTTCGTTTAATTGTTCATTTTTCATAACAATATTTACCTTTACCAGGCACGGCAACTCCAGTTTTCAGAACCTTTAATGTGTGAAAACTTGGTTGTCATTATTTTCCTTTAAATCGTTCTGGGAAATTCAAGCGTTCCCATTCTTCATCGCTTACAGGCCACCAATTGTTCATTGTGCCATTACCAAATAAACAATCATAGCCACAATGGCCCACATGGCAATCTTTTGTCCATATTTTGCTTCAAATTTTGCAATAGTTTCAGCCATGATTAATTGGCCTCAATTGCTTTTCTTGCAGCTTCATAATTGCCTTGTCGAGCAAAATGTGTTGCAGCACGGGCTTGTCCAAACAATTGCAACAATTGGTAAATTGATTTAAACAATTTCATAATCCCTTGCTCCAGTATTTTGATTGATATTCACGTGCCCAGTGATCTACATCGGCTGCACATTGTGGATGCTTACTATTGATAAATGCTTCTAATTCAGATTGAATGGCTGATTTATTAAACCAATCACTTAGTACTTTTAATAATTTTGTCATTGTGTGACTCCTTTTAAAAAGGAGGCATCGGCTTGTAGCCGACACCGTCCATATTCAACAGTCGAAAATTATTCGGCTGATTTCTTACTTGATTTGGCCACGGCATCGTAACCTGGAAGCTTGAATGATTCTAAGCTTTTGTAAGCTTCAGTGGCCTGTGTTTTAACAGTCTCGGCAAAGCGAGTGTTGACATCAGTAACAGTTTTTGTAAATTCAACCGACGCAGCTGTTAACTGTGTGGCAAATTCTTGTGCCAATTTAGTATTGGCTTGAAATGATTTGTATAAATCGAACATTTTGTTTTCCTTTAATTTAAGCGAAATGTATCTTATTAGCCTCATCATGAGCACTAACAATACTGTAGTAGTATAACATTATATATGTTGCGGTGCAACATGGTTATCACCCGTTTTAAAGGAAAACGGCTAAATCAACATTGTTAGACATCAAAGATGATAAATATCTGCAACGCTGATGCGACTCATGCGTTTAACATGGATTAGAAAATGATTAGCACAAAAGTGACTCAAACAAAACCAAGTGGTGCTGCGTTCCACGAACCATCTGCTGAAAACATGGCTCATATATTAAACAATTATATAAAAAAGAAAAAATTAGTTATCACCCTCGAAGGCAGCGGCGACACAAAAATTGTGAACTACAAGTTTACAACTGAAGCCGACAGAAATGAGTTTGACGCAGACCCTGTAATTGTAGCAATGTTGCAAGAAGGCAGAACATTCAACGCTAGTAATAACATCACTTCAGCAACTGCCGAAGTTATATAAAATCAGCAAATTCTGCGCTGGCTAGGTTCTTACCTTTGCTTTCACATTGTATATCAAAGTTGGAAGCAAAGGTAGCTACCCATTCATTTACTGCTGTATTCCAATAAAAATCGCTGTGCGCCCGCAGCTTTTGTTTTTTATGGCCCAGCAATAACAAGGAAGTCATATCAGGTCTAACATCAGTGTCATGGCCAACCAGTATGTCTTCCCTACTCACACTATAATGCATAGCAGGCCTAACACCACGCCAACTATCAATCACACGCGAAACTCTACTATCAGTGGACTGAATATATTCTCCAGTGCGAATCCAATGATGATGTACATCAAGTACCAGAGCGCAATGTTCGGCAAGTTCTAGACTGCTTTCAATACCCCATGAATTCTCATCATTTTCAATAGTGATACAGTTGCGAGCTTCTGG